CGAGGCTCGTCTATCGACAATCTCGTAAAAGCTGCGGAAGCAGTATCAACTAAAACAGAAACGAAATCATACGCGGATGATCGCTTCTGGAAACCTACTCAAGATAAAGCTGGTAACGGTTATGCTGTTATTAGGTTCCTTCCTGCGAAAGAAGGTGAGGATCTACCTTGGGTACGATATTGGGATCATGGGTTCAAAGGACCTACTGGTTTATGGTATATCGAAAATAGCTTAACTTCAATTGGACAGCCAGATCCAGTAAGTGAATCAAATGGTTTACTTTGGAACTCTGGAAGAGAAGAAGATAAGCAAACCGCTAGGGATAGGAAAAGACGTCTACATTATGTGTCTAACATTATGGTGGTATCTGATTCTGCTAATCCTGATGCTGAAGGAAAAATATTCCTTTATAAGTTTGGTAAAAAAATCTTTGATAAGATTATGGACCAAATGCAGCCTCAGTTTGCTGATGAAGAACCAGTAAACCCTTTCGATTTTTGGGAAGGTGCTGACTTTAAGATCAAAATTAGGAAGGTCGAAGGTTGGACTAATTATGATAAGTCTGAATTCTCTGCTCCTGCTGCCGTAGCCGGTGGTGATGATGCAGCATTAGAAGGAATCTATAGTAAACTATATTCTCTTTCAGAATTCACTAATCCTGAACACTATAAAACTTATGCTGAACTCAAGGCTAAGTTAAATAGAGTACTAGGCGTAGATGCAGGAGCTACAATGGCCCCTGAAGATATGCAGTACGCACCTGCACCTTCGGAGAAGGTTGCAGAACCTGAGCCAGTTGCTACAAGCGAGGGAAATGAGGATGATACCTTATCTTACTTTGCTAAACTAGCACAGGATAACTAAAGGGAGAACCCAGTAAAGTCGTAGGGTATATAATAGAGTCGATTGGCGTCCTTCCGCTCGGATAAAGTAACGAAAACCTTTACATATAAGTTACAGAGTAAATTGCCACTAAACCTCAGCTGCAGCTGGGGTTTTTTTATCCTTGGAATTTGAGTTCGTTAGCAGTAGCTAGATTCATGCCACCCATGATATTAATAGTTTGAGCAGAAGAGCTCTTCACTGATTGGTCTAATATAGCTGATTGATTTACATCAGAAGACTTATTCTTATTAGCTTCATTTTCAATACTACCAGCATTTAATTCTTCACCAGTATCTTTAACAGTATTTAGTAAATCATTTTCAAATGGCGTTATTTCTCCAGTGTCTGGATTAATTCCAGCGTATTCATATACAAAATCTGGTATCGCTCTAGAAGCTATTCCAGCAATAGACATTAATTCTGCAGTTGGATCTGGTAGTACTGCACGTAGAATAGATTTAACAACATCTCCAACAGCACCAAACATATCACCAAATCCGCTTTTAATTTTATCTCCATCAAAAGTAAATAAACCTACAACAACATCTATAGCGCCAGCAAAGAAATTTCTTATGGTGTCTATAATATTTCCAATAAGACCACTTACACTGAAACCATCAAGTGATTCTGCTACACTATCCATTCCAAACTTGCCAGCAATCCAACTAACGATATTCTTTAAGAAATCTATTGGCATACCAACTAATCCTACTAGGATTCCTTTTACGGCTCCAAAGATACCACCAACAAATTTATCGGCCACTCCTTCTTGTTCTGCAGCACCAGTAACAGCACCTTTAATACCATCAAAGATACCCATAATGATTGTAACTGGTAAGAATATTTTACCTAAGACTTTACCTACTGGAGCAAATTTTGCAGCAAAGAATTTAAAGAAATCAGCAAATAATTTAAAAGGAGATATTGCCATCATCACAAGACCTTTTAATTTTTTACCTTGTTCTGCAGTTTTAGCAAATGGAGTAACAAATCCAGCAATACTAGATTTAATTGATTTTATAGAATCTGTAGCCTTTTTAATATCATCAGTAAGTCCAAAATTAGTAGTAAATCCTTTAAAGGCTGAAGTAAATTTAGTACCTATACTTCCAAAGAATCCACCAATAGTAGCTTTTAGTCCTTTTGCATTGTTTACAATTCCATCAGAAGCTAGCCTAATATTACGAGTCATTCTACCGAAGAAGTTACCTAGTGTTTGGCTAAGAGAAGCTTTATATGTTTTTAAACCTTTATTACCAAGGTTGAAAGCTGTTTTAATTCCCTTAAAGAAATCATCAAGAGGAGTAAGTAATCTAGCTTTAAATCCACCTTTTAAACTGTTTAATCCTTTAGATATATTTTTACCAAATAGATCATCAATAAAAGTAAAGATTCTACCACCCAAATTTTTGAATCCACTACCCATAAGTTTAATTGATTCAAATACACCTAAAGCAAATCCACCTACTAGACCAACTAAAGCACCACTTAAAGCAGCAATACCAGCTACTATTTTACCAAAAAATCCAGAAGGAGCTTCCAATAATTCAGTATTCGTATTATCAACTAACTCTTCAAGTAACTCATTCGTCTTATCATCTCTTTTTTCATTTTCTTTAGCAGTTTCTAACTCTTTTAGTTTATTACCACTAAGGTTATTTGCAAGAGTATCAATTGCAGCGTTACCGGCTAATCCAACTCTTTCAATTGAATCAGCTATATTAATCATATTAGCTACTAATCCAGTAGTAGCCTCAGCCGTTTTAGTTTGTTGAGCATTACCTTTTTTTATTTCATCGATGACACCAGAAAGCGAACCACCTTCTTCTCTAGATCTAGGTTGTGGTGCTTGCTTATTTCTTTGAGCTTCTGCGTCTTTTTTTATGTCATCGGCCATTTAACTATTTTCCTTTACTAAATGCTTGTGCACCAAAAAAGGCTGCTACAATACCAGCAACAGCTACGAAATATGTAGGAGCCATATCACCTAGTGTTTTTTGTGCTTGATCTAATCCTGCTAAACTAGCAAGGACGACTGCGAATGGATATAGTAACATACCACCTAATGAAAACCAGGCCATTTTTCTTTGAGCATCACGCATAGCATCTTGATCGTCAAGCTCTTTACGCTTGAATTCAAGATACATATCATGTTCTTCTTTCGAAACTTTACCATCACCGTTAGTATCGGCCGGATGTGGCTGATTGCTACTTTTTACTTCTTCTTCACTCATCGCTTCATTTTCCTCTGTTGTTCTTCAGCTTTTCTATTCTCTTCTTTAATATGTTCACTTAGAAGAGTAACGTATATCTCCCTCTCCCATGGTAACATACCATCTAATTCTGTTAAACTATACTTATGATGCTGCATCATAGCAAAGTTTGTTTTATAATGGTTTACCAGATTATCATGTGAGAGGCTTAGGTAAAAAAACTTTGAATACCTTTTAATTCTACCTCGTTCTTATGCTCACATTCACTACAAGTAAACTTTAAAACATGTTTTAGTGATGGCATACCATCGAAGAATGCAGATATATTTTGAAATTGATCTGAATTTAAGTTTTCAATAAATTCCATTTTTTCTTTATCTGTTGAGTCTTCGTATACCTCTTCTGTATCAAATATATTTTCAATACATAACACTAATAGTTCCATAATACCATCAATTTTTTCTAAGTATTCTGGATCAAACTTCTGTATATCTTCAAAAGATGGATATCTTAATGTGATACCAATCTCTTCAGATAACATAACGATTCTATCATCATCACTTATTTTAGGTGATTTGATATCATCTAAGTCAACTTCAACGGGTGATTCAGCTCCACATTCTGGATTCTGACATTTAACATTAACACTAATTCTTTCACCAACAGATTTAGCTCTTAAATGGAGGAACAATACCTCTAAATCAAACACTGCTAGTTTATTAACGTTAATGTTATCAAAGACACACGCTTCAATGACATCTTTAATAGCACCTAGAATCTGTTTTTGATTATTAGATTCCATTGCTACCATGAGTATTTTTTCTTCTTTGACAAGGTAAGGTCTAAATTCAACCTCCTTATCTAGTCCCGGTACAAATACTGAATACCGAGAACTATTCACTTGTGGTAAAGCCATTATATTTCTCCTAAGTTACCAATTCATTATAGTATATTTATAATCCTATCTGCAGCAGATTTAACTCCTGCAAAGAACCCTGCTGCAGGGCCCATCGTTTCAAATTTATCATATGAAAACGTTACACTCATTACTTGAGTAGTATCGGCAGCATCATTACTTAAAGGCATTGCTCCTAGTGTTGTAGGGAATGCATTAATCAATTTAACAGCATAGATTGGTTCATTTTCCTTATTCAATTGCTGTATAATTACATCGCATGTATGTTCTGATTTATAACTAATGTTATAGTTTTTAGTATCAAATATGATATTCAACCAATCATCAAACATATTGCGTATAAAAAAGTCTTGAGTAATATGAAATTCACATGTAACATCTTCGTCTATGAATCCAGTGATATACTTATGTTGTTCTTTATGAGCAGAATATTCTGCTGTGTTTATTTGTCTACCAGGTAATGACGCCGATTTACACATAAGAGATATATCTCTTGGGTCATTAATAAAGTTTTGAATGGATAATCCTCCAGTAGATATGGCTCCAGCCAATAACGTACTAGCATTTAAATTAACTAATGATAGCTTGGGTGGTGTAAAGATTACATTAAACCTATTCTGCATGGCTAAACCGCCATGGTTTTGAATTGTAGATTTTAAATCGTCGATTGAATTAGCCATTGTTATACCTTATATGCGTCTCTACTATATCTCCAAACGCTTTCATCTTTAACTTTCTTAAATTGCTGCGTAGGCATGAATACTGCAATTTCCCAATCAGTCATTGGTACTCTTACAATTCTTGATTTCACTTGACTCATCAAATATTGTTTAAAACAGGGTCTAAACTCCTTATATTTGTTAGCTCCCTTGATAGTATTGTATCGTAACCGTGCTAATCGTGTTGAATCAGTGACATTTTTAGGTGCTAAATCCATTAATCTATCAAGGAATAATGCTCTTACTTTAGGCGAAAGGTAGTGTAAATTAAGTCCTTGGAATCCACCTTTAGTTGGTTGAACAAGAATAGTCAATGGAAATTTATCGTAGTATGGCAATTCGTTTTTCATCTTAGGGTCATAGAAATACATAATCATATCGCCTACTTTTGGATTAGCTGTAGGATCTAATGCATCATCTCTCATGAGTTTATTTCTATTAACTGTACCTAACTCTTTAACTTGTCTTGAAAACCAATTACGTGATTTGTCCGTTCTAGCTTGTATGCCAGCTCGGAAAGCGCCTGCTTGTAGTGTATCGAATAAACTTGCCATAGTACTATTTATATCAAGACTTAAGTAGTTTGATGCCTAAATTCTTTAAAGTTTCTTCTGTCCAGATTTGAAACTTCCATCCTTTGTGTTGTGCAAAGTCATTAGCGGCAGTCCACTTAGAGGTATTCTTTATATAAGTGGTTACTTCATTAAGGTATTTTTTAGTCTTACGAGAAGGTTTCTTTGGTGCAACGGTTTGTTTCTTTGGTTTGATTTCAACTAAGATACATTTACCATCATCCATTTCAATGAAGAGATCAATAAAATACCGATGGATTCTATTGTCTGTCTTACATTTGTATGGTATAACCACCTCTTCAGAATTCCATGATTTAACTCTTGAATTAGATTCACACCATTTAAATGCTTGTCTTTCCCATAGAGAACGGTAAACCACCTTGGTATAGTCTCCAAGATACTTTTCGGGATGTTTTATTTTGTATTTGCCTTTGTAACTCATATAAATACTCTTATAGTTTATAAATAGTATAGTTATTTATATAGGAAGGAAGCATGGCTATAGGTCAAAAAATATCAGAAAAAGTTAGAAATAAATTAGCTGGAAAGCCATTTGGATCTAGAGATCCAGGTCCAATTCTACGTTATCCTATGAACTTAGTTGAAAAGGATGGACAAGAGCTTATACGCTTTAGAATTGTAGATAGAAAGACATTAGAAGATCAAAGAAGTATATACCTTTATTCACCACCAGGTCTATCAGTGCAGGATGCTGCTGGTTATACACAAGCAGACTTAGGTCTTATTGGTGGTGGTATTGATGCAATTGGTGATATAGGATCTGGAAAGAAAGAAGCAAGTGAAGGTAATATTATTTCTGATATTGTATCAGCAGCAACAACAGGAGCAGCAGGTAAGTTAGGAGCTGCCGGTCAGGCCGGAATGATTACCGGTGGTGTTGCATCTAATCCCTATACTAACGTTCAATTTACGGGTACAAACTTAAGATCATTTGCATTTAATTTCAAATTAGTAGCTGAATCTCCAGATGAATCAGATGCTATAAAGAATATAGAAAACACATTTAGAAAGTTTCTATATCCTAAAAAGGCAGGCTCATCTGATTTTCTATTAGAATATCCACCTCTCTTTAAGATTGAGTTCATGAAACTACAGGGTGGTGATGCATCTCCTAATAGATATATGCCATTCATACAGTATTCATATCTATTAAATATGACCGCAACATTTAATAGTGCAACCAATCTCTTTCATAAAACAGGTGCTCCAGTTGAGTTAGATCTAGCTCTTACGTTTCAAGAGTCGAAAGCTCTTAAGAGAGAAGACTTATATGGTGCTCCAGAGGAGTATAATACAGCTGAATATCATAGAGAATTCAAAGCTCCATATACTATTCCATCATCTGAAACCACAGGAGATCAAACATAATGGCATATTTTAAACTCTTTCCTAAGGTTGGATACGATTTTAATCGTGATGGTATTATACAGAATGTAGTTGATATCTTTCGTCATGCGAGACC